GTGGTCACAGAGCTGCTATCCCAGCAACCGCAGCACCTTCTACACCCTCCAGAGCCTACAGGGCCGCGCCCTGTTCGGGGATGGGGAAGTAATCGTCCGCCGCCGCCCGCGGCGTATGTCAGATATGAAGGGTCTTCCTCCTGTGCAATTCCAGGTGCTTGAAGGCGACCATCTGCCGCTGGAGAAAAACGACACGCTGAAGCAAGGGCGCCGCGTGGAACAGGGCGTCGAGTTTGACCAGCTCGACAGGCGGGTCGCCTACCACTTGCTGCGCAACCACCCCGGCGGATCCTCGTTGTTCGGCTCCTCGCTGGCGCTGGACACGGTCCGCGTCAAGGCGTCGGACATCGTCCACCTGTACCAAGAAGTCCGCCCCGGGCAGATCCGCGGCGTGCCGTGGTTGGCCCCCGTGGTTATCTCGATGTGGGACCACGCCGGCTACACGGACGCGGAGCGGGTCCGGGCCAAGTCTGCGTCGATGCTCTTTGCCTCCGTCGAGGGCAGCAGCCCGGAGACAGAGGACGAATACGACGGGGTCGCAGGTGACTCCGAAGAGAGCCGCGACGAGAGCGGAGACGTGGTCACGGACGTGGACGGCTACGTCGTCGAGGCCCTCCGCCCCGGGCTGATCGCCTACTTGCCCGATGGCAAGAAGATCAACATCAATCAGCCCGGCACGGCGAGCGGCTACAGCGACTACACCCGCGCTTCCCTGCGGGAGATCGCTGCGGGCTGCGGGCTGTCCTACGAGGTCCTGACGCAGGATCTCTCCCAGGTAAACTTCTCCAGCATCAGGCTCGGTCTGCTTGAGCAGCACCGGCTTATCCGAGCCCTGCGTGAGCAGGTGTTCGTGCCCTTCGCGCTGGCGCCGCAGTACGTGTGGTTCATCGACGCGGCGATAGCGGCGGGCCTCTTGCCGATGGACGAGCGCTGCTACAGGGTGCAGTGGAGTGTCCCGGCCATCGAGTCCGCGACGCGCAAGGATGACGCAGAGGCAGACCGCCTCGAAATACGCAACGGTTTGCGCGACCTTCGGGACGCCATCGCCAGCCGCGGCAAGGACCCGGAGACGGTGCTGCGTAACATCGCAGCGACGAAGAAGATGCTGGACAAGCTGGGGCTTATCCTCGACTCCGACCCGAGCGAGACATCCGGAGCGGGCCTTTATTACGGGGACGTGCTGGTAGGTAAAGATGACGGGTGAAAACCCACGGCTGACGTGACCACACCCACAGAGGTGTAGGATAGTCGCGGAGGTGTAGCTTGGCCGATCGGGAAAACAGAGGGACGCCAGAGCAACAGCGGGCGGAGACGCTTCGTGCTGCATCGGTGATCCCGGAGACTTGGCGCGACGAGGACAACAGCGTCGAGGTGGTTTTCTCTGCTGGCGCTCGGGCGCTGAAATTCGACTGGCGCCAGGATGAGGTCTACTTCGAGGATCTCCCCCTCTCCGGCATGGACCTTTCCGAGTTGAACGTCGGCGCGCACGTTTTGAATGCGCATTCGAGCTACTCACTGGAGGACGTTCTTGGATCGATTATCCCGGACTCTGCCCGCATAGAGAACGGCGAAGCGATTGCGCGTGTTCGCCTCAGTGACCAGCCCGGCGACGCGGAGATCGTAGCAAAGATCAAATCCGGCGTGATCCGCAAATGGAGCTACGGTTACCAGCGCAACGGTGAGCCGACCCTGAGCACTGACGAAGAAACAGGCTACCCGGTCCGCACCTGGGCAAGCCATACCCCTTTCGAGATTTCACCCGTGCCGGTCCCCGCGGACGCAGGCACGGGTACCCGATCGAATCAGCCGGCACAGCAGGAGGATCCCATGGCCGACCCCAAAAAGACCGAGCCGGTCGTGGAGCCCACACCGGTCCCGACCCCGACCCCGATCGTATCGAATGACGAAGCTCTCCGGGCTGCTCACGCAGAAGGCGCCGGTGCGGAGATGCAGCGGCAGACCGACATTCGAGGCATCGCGGGCAAGCTGCACCTCGACGACGAGGCGATCAGAAGCCACCTCGCGGATCTCAAATGCACCGTCGAGGCCTTCCGCGCCCACGCGATCGACCTTGTGGCCGAGCGCTCCGACGCAGACCCGACGCACCCCCAGCACTCCGGCATTCAGTCCGGCGGGCAGGACGAGACAGGCACGCGCGGCAAGGCGCTTTCTTCGGCTCTTGAGGTGCGCATGGGTCTCCCGCCCGAGGGTGACATCCTGGCACACACCCCGGACCTGCGCGGCGCGAGCGTCCAGGACATCGCTTCGGCGTGTCTCCAGCTCGCGGGCGTCAACACCCGCGGCAGGACTCGCCAGGAGCTGGCGGAGATGGCCTTGCACTCCGGCACCCGTGCCGGCGCGCACAGCGCAAGTGATTTCCCGCACCTGACCGCTAACGCGCTCAACAAGGTCCTGGCGGCAGAACGCGACGTCATCCCGGAATACCGGTGGTTCGAGCAGATTGCGGCCCGCAACGATTTCGGCGATTTCAAGGCGCGGTCTTACGTGGACCTGAAGGGCATGGGCCTTCTGCCCATCATCCCCGAGGGCGGCGAGTACGAATCGATCACGATCGCCGAAGGGCACGAGAGCATGATCGCGGTCAAGCGCGGCGCCGAATTCCCGCTCACGATGGAGCTGATGATCAACGACGACCTCGGGGGCCTGCTCCGCCTCGTGCGCAAGTTCGGGCGCTCCTCGACGATCACGCAATCCGCCATTTGCGCGGCTCTGCTGTCGGCCCAGACGATGTCCGACGGCGAGCTGGTCTGCTCCCTCGCGCACAGCAATCTCTCGGCCTCCGCCGGAGACCCCGACGTCGACAAGCTCGACGAGCTCGACGGCTTCCTGCGTGACCAGACGGACGGCAACGGCGAAGTGGTCGGAATGGCCATGCGCTGGTTGCTCCTCCCGGGCACCTGGCGCAAGGTCACTGAGCAGCTGTTCTCCCCGCAGTACAAGCCGACCGCGTCGACGTCCGCCCTCACGGTGGACATCCCGAAGGAGCGCCGGCTGTACATCCCGAGCCTCGCCGGGACCAATCCTTGGTATGGGGCGACAGGCGACAAGAGCGCTTTCGAGTACGGCTACCTCCAGGGCGACGGCGGCCCGGTCGTGACCAGCTACCAGGAAGAGAAAAGCGACGCGCTCATCTACCACGGCCGGCTCGTGTTCGGCGCGGGCATCCTCGACGATCAGGCGTTCGCCAGCAACCCGGGCGCGTAAGCACATCTAGGGGCTCCTCCTGGGGGCTCCTAGCGGAAGCACATAGACACCCCTAATGGGGATAGGGAGTATTGAGAATGAAAACCTACAAGGGTCCGGGCAAGACGCTCAATTTCATCGCGCCCAGCGGCGGTGTGGTTTCGGGATCACCCTACATCATCGGCTCGATGTTCTGCGTGGCGATCACGTCCGAGGACGTGGACGACTCTTTCGCGGGGCTCGTCGAGGGTGTCGCAGGTCTGACCAAGGCCGGCGGGACCACGGCGGCGGTCGGCGCCGCGGCGTATTTCGACGAGACGAGCGGGCTTATCGAGACGGCCGACAGCGGCACGAATCGTCTCCTCGGTTCCTTCGCCAAAGCCGCGACGTCCGGCAACACGAACGCCCGCGTCCGCCTCGACGGCAAAGCCTTCGGGGACGGCAACTCGGATCTGTCGGCCAAGGCCGACAAGGTCGCCAGCGCGGTAAACGGCAACTTCGCGGGGCTCAATGCCGCGGGCAACCTGACGGACTCGGGCAGCAAGCCTGCCGACTTCGTGGACGACTTCACGAGGCTCAATGCGCTGCTGGCCGCGGCCGACGCGGCCGTCGACCTCAACAGCCAGAACATCACGGGCGTCGGTACCGTCGATGGACGCACGCTCGCCACGGACGGCGCCAAGCTCGATCTCATCGAAGACCTGGCCGACGTGACCGACGCAGCCAATGTGCTGGCCGTGCTCGTCGGGCAGAACGCGGTGGCCAACGAGTTTGCGGCAGCGCTCGACACGGTTCAGGATGCGCTAGGTATCGTGGACGGCGTGCTGACTCCGCTCGGCACCGGCAAGATACTGCTCGTCACCAACGAGGGGGGCGTGGATGATGATCTCGAAACCATCGCCATGACCAACCTGTCCAGCAAGATTGGCTCCAAGCTGGTGTTGATCAACGTCGGCGGTGGCGACACCACGCTCAAGAACGGCACGGGCAACATCGCGCCGACCATCAGCGGCAGCGCGGCAGACTTC